CTCCGGCACATCCGTCCATTTCTCGTAGCCTCCCGCATGTACGGCTCCTCCGGATTTCCCGGCCAGTATGGCGGAAGGGCGCAGGGCAGGGTTCATCGCCTCGAAGGTCAGCTTGAGGGACTCCGCGCCGACCGATTTCCCCAGGGAGATGAAATGATCCTTCCTGTCGGCGCTGATCTTTCCCTCCCCGATGGCGGAATCCACAAGGGCGGTTATACCCGAGAGCTTGAGTCCGTCAAGCTCTTTCTCCAGCTTCTCCTTCTCGGCCTGCAGCACTCCGTTCGCTCTCTGGTACTCCAGCAGGAGATTGATCTTTTTCTGCACGTCTGTCAGTGTCGCGGCATCCGTGAGGCCCAGCATCAGGGCGACTGCTTTCATTTCTTCATTGTTCATTTCAGGTGTAGTTTTTTGGTTATTGTTTTTTTTCAGGAGGGGAAGACTGTGCGAGCCGTCCCCCTTGCTGAGTTTCAACGGTTTCCCTTCATAAATCAGGCTGATATTGTCATCATTCCCCCCGATATCCACCATGCTGTATTCCACCAGTTTGGACCTGGTCACCGTGGGGCAGGTCTGCCCGGGTTTCAGGAGTGCCGGATCTTCGGAGAGTTCGAGTATGTCGAAATTGGGCGATCCCATGCGCAGCGTGCCTTTCTCCCATTGCTGTCTGGCCATCCTGCTCTCCTCCCGGACATCGTCAAACCAGGGCTCTCCGGTAATCTCACCGTTCTCCCTTCTGATATCCTTCACCATTCCGATGACGCACCCTCTCTCGTGCATCCACAGCAATACAGGATTCCGCTCGTACTGGGACAGGTCCACCCCGTCCGTCCTCACCCATGTTCCGTAACAGTTCAGCGTTTCGTTGCTTATTCTTATTCTTTTGCCCATTTCCGTCTATTTTGATTTGAGGATTATTTAAACTTGTTTTAATCGACTCTCAGATATAGCGATATATTTTTCTTGGATTTCGAAGCCGATAAAATTCCGATTAAGTTTTTTTGAGGCTACTGCGGTTGTACCTGAACCCATGAAACAGTCAAGCACCAAATCACCTTCTTGGGTAGAATCAGTAATAAGTTTTTCTATGACTTCCACAGGTTTTTGTGTCGGATGGACCATCTCCCCATTTGTTTTTTTTGCTCCTCCTGCAAAACCGGGCAAACGAAATATATTACTCCCCTTCATACAGGGAACGCCTTTCGATGCAAATAATATCAATTCATGGGTAAAAGCATAACTACTACCCGGACCGTTAGTCTTGTCCCATACAAGCATATTCCTCACATTTATATGTTTTAACAACAAAGGGTAATAAAATGCATAAGTACGCCAATCACAGAAGATATATACCTTCCCATTTTCCTTTATTACTCTTGCAAATTCACAGAAAAGTGAATCAAAAAAAGGCTTCATTATAATTAAGTCATTGTAATCCCCCTTTTTCCCATTGTGGGTCATTCCTACAAAATAGGGAGGGTCAGTTATTATTGCATCTATGCTTGCAGACGCTATTTGTTTTATCCCCTCAAGGCAATCCTCATTGTATATTCTATTAATTTCCATATCTAGTCTCTTTCATTTCTTTGCCGCAAACTTACATCTGGAGGGAAGGTGTTCAAAAAAAGTGTGCAACACTTTCAGCATTGTGTGCAACGCCCGCGCATTTTCTTGCCTTCGGGACGTTCCGCGGTGCATCTTTGCAGAAAAAACAATTCATTATGGCAAGAACCGGACATAAGTCGAAAGATACCGCCAAGGCTTTGTACCTCAAGGGAATCCCGCAGGAAAGGATCATCGAGATGACGGGGATCGCCCGCCAGACGCTCAGCAGGTGGATCAGCCAGGAAGGATGGAGGGAACTGAAAGCCTGTTACGGAATGACACGCGAGGAGGTCACGCAGAAGATCCTCTCCATCATCAACGACGCCATCGAGGACCCTGACGAGTATCTGAAGAAAAAGAAGATAGCCGACGACCTGGTCAAGCTGGCCGCCACCATCGAGAAGATGGACAGGAGCACCAATGTGGTGCATTATGTGGAGGCCTTCATCCGGTTCGAGGACTGGCTGATGGAACACCGGAAGGATTATCCGGAGCTTCCCGACAAGGTCGTGGCGATGCTCCACGGCCTGCATGATGATTTTCTAACCCCCTTTTTCACAAAGAAGCCATGACGGAACAGGAAAGGAAGGACGCGTACAAACGCTGGCTGCAGCAGAGCGAACGGCTGGCCAGGATCACATCGGAGGACCGCATGGAATCCCCCCAGGAGAGGAAACGCAACATCGCGCGGGCGCTCAGGGATTACGACTATTTCTGCCAGCGTTACCTCAGACACTACTGCGAATGTCCCAATGCCAGGTTCCAGAACGATGCGGCCCGGTATATGTACAATAACGACAACTGCCGCGCCGTGTTCAAATGGCCGCGCGGCCATGCCAAGTCCGTGCACCTTGACATCGGGATACCCTTGTGGCTGAAATTCAACGGCAAGCTGCATGTGATGGTGCTGGTCGGGAAAAGCGAGGACAATGCGGACGCCCTTCTGGGGGACCTGCAGATGGAGCTGCAGTCCAACCGGTACATCATCGAGGATTTCGGCGAACAGTACAATGCCGGATGCTGGCAGGAAGGGGAGTTTGTGACGAAGGACCGGTGTGCCTTTTTCAGCCGGGGACGGGGACAGTCGCCGCGAGGACTGCGTTTCCGGGAGATGCGGCCCGACTACATAGTGGTGGATGACCTTGACGATGACGAGATGTGCCGCAGCGAGGCCCGGGTACGCGAGATGACCAAGTGGATCAAAGAGGCGCTCTTCGGATGTTTCGGGGGAAAGGGAGGACGGTTTGTCATGGTGGGCAACCTGATCGGAAAGAACAGCGTGCTGCAGAAGATCATTGACAGCAGGACCGTGCACACCAGCTCCGTCAACGCTTTCGACAGGGACGGGAACCCGTCATGGCCCGAGAGATATACGGCGGAATACCTCCACGGACTGGAGGAGTTCATGGGATACCGCTCCTTCCAGAAGGAATACATGAACAACCCCGTCACCGAAGGGGCGGTATTCCAGGAAAGGTGGATAAGATACAAGCCGATGCTCAGGCTGAAATATTACGAAAGCATCGTGGTATACGTCGACCCATCATGGAAGAGCGGCGGAAAGAACGACTACAAGGCATGCAAGATGTGGGGGCGGCCCAAAAGGGGGCTGAAAACGGCATCGCACAGGGAACTGCACTGCATACGCGCGTTCTGCCGGCAGTGCGGCGTAGGCGAGATGGTACGCTGGCTCTATGACCTGTACGAATCCCTGCCGGAGGACTGCGCCGCCACCTTCTATATGGAGGCGAACTTCATGCAGGACACCATACTTGACGAGTTCCAGAGGGAGGGGGACATAAGGGGATACCAGCTTCCCGTCATGCCGGACACGCGCAAGAAACCCGACAAGTTCGCACGGATCGAGGCCATATCCCCCTTGTGGGAAAGAGGGCTCGTCTGGTACAACATCAGGCTGAAGGACGACGCCGACATGCGGACATCCATTGACCAGACGCTCTCCTTCGAGCAGGGAAGCCGGGCGCATGACGACTCCCCGGACGCGGACGAGGGGGCGATATACAAATTGCAGAAACAGGTGCGCCAGGATACCATGCCGCCCCGTATCGGAATGAGGCAGGCACCCAAGGAAGGATGGTGACAACCAAACAAAACTTACCATTATGTATATAACGGAACAGGACTATATCAATATCGGGGAGGAAGCCCTGAAGATCGTGCAGCAGAGCAAGGAGGAGAACCGCCTGCTTGCCGAAAGGTTCGCCATGGATTTTGCCGCCGGATACTTGAGAGGACGGTACGACGTGGATGCCGCATTCTCCAGACAGGGGGACGAAAGGAACATGGCGCTGGTGGGGTGCCTGACGGATATCGCGCTGTACAGGATGGTGCTGGGCCTGCCTGCCCGCATGAGCCTTGAGAAGTACAGCACACAGTATGACAAACAGGTGGAATGGCTGGAGGCGGTGCAGGCATCCGAAGTGATGCTTGACCTCCCTACCGTCACCGGGCCCGACGGACAGGAAGACTATTACAACCCGATCCGCACAGGTGAGGGGATCAGGAACAACTATATCTGGTAATTATGGGAAAAGGAAGAGACAAGGGGGTGCGCATCGGCAATATGGACCTTGCGCGCCGTGCGGATAGGAAAAAGGTCCGCGACATCACGGTCAGCCTCCAGCTGCAGACGGAGAACCTCACACGCAACGACCTGAGGTCATGGCGGCACGCATGGCAGCAGGCCATCAATGTGGAGCAGCCCAGGCGGAACCGGCTGTACAACATCTATACGGACGTGGATGTGGACGGGCACCTTGCCGGATGCGTGGAACAGCGTACCGGGTTCGTCATGAACAAGGGATTCAGGATCGTCGACAGGTCAGGCGCCGAGAACGAGGATCTCAGGGAGCTGTTCGAGACACCGTGGTTCAAGCAGTGGATGCGGCTCAGCCTTGAGAGCATATATTACGGGAACTCCCTCATCGAGCTGGGACCCGTCATCACCGTGGAGGACAAGCCGGTGTTCAGCAGCGTCAGCCTGATACCGCGCACCCATGTCGTGCCTGAATACGGGGTGATCATCACCAGCGAGAACGACACATGGCAGTCGGGGTACGACTACCGCAGCGGCCCCGTGTCATGGTGGGTGACGGAAGCCGGAGGCACGCATGACCTGGGACTGTATCTCAAATGCGCCCTGCATACCATCCCGAAAAAGAACATGGCCAGCTTCTGGGACATGTTCGGGGAGATATTCGGCATCCCCTTGCGTATCGGAACGACCACCAGCCGTGACCCCAAGGAATTCGACAAGCTGGAAAGACTGCTCAGGAACATGGGGGCCGCATCATACGGGCTGTTCCCGGAAGGGACGACCATCGACATCAAGGAATCCACACGGGGGGACGCGTACAATGTGTACGACAAGCGCATAGAACGCTGCAACAGCGAGATAAGCAAGGCGGTGCTCACGCAGACCATGACCGTAGACAACGGGGCGTCGCTCTCACAGTCCAAGGTCCACGAGAACATGCTGGACAACCTGATCAACAAGGATGCCGACATGATAAGGGACCTGGTGAACTGGCAGCTGATCCCCCGCATGGTAAAACACGGGTTTCCGGTCAAGGGATACCGTTTTGACTGGGATGACAGCGTGACCTACACGCCCGAGCAGCAGGTGGCATACGAATCCATGGTGATGAACCACTACGAGGTGGACCCCAAATATATCGTAAACAAGTATCAGATTCCCATAATGACAAGAAAGGACAGGAAGGAGCAGCTGGTAAAACCTTTTTTCGACTAGGCCCCGCCGACTATGCGGGGCTGCATGAGAGGGCCGCGCTGCTGTACGGGAGCAGCACGCTGGCCCTGGAAAAAGACGACAACGACACACGGCAGGCCGACACCTCGCAGGTGGAGGAGGCCTTCCTGCTGCTTATGGCATGGCTGTACAGACAGAAGGGGTTCAGCCCGGAGATGCTGGAGGACGAGGAAGTCAGGGAATTCATCAAGAAGACCGCCGCGCTGCTTGACAATGCCGTGGACCTTTCCGTCAGGGAAGTGCCGCTGGACGAGGTGAGCGTGCAAAGGCTGAAGGAGTCCGATTATGTCTTCAGCGGAATAAAGACCTTCCACGAGCTGAACGAGGCGTTTCCCTCCCTGCTCGATGAAGACGGAGGATTAAAACCGTTTGAACGGTTTTTAAACGACGTTCAGACAATCAACGACACCTATAACGGGGCCTATCTGAAAACAGAGTGGAACTTCGCCAGGTCATCGGCGCTGATGGCCGCGAAATGGAAGGATTTCGAGAAGGACGGGGAGGATTACAACCTGCAGTACCGTACCGTCGGAGACGAGAGGGTCCGCAAGGGGCACCGTCCACTGGACGGGATCACCCTTCCTCTCTCCAGCAGGTTCTGGGACTGGTATCTCCCGCCCAACGGGTTCGGATGCCGCTGCACGACAGAACAGGTCCACAAAGGGAAATATCCGGAAAGCGACGAGAGGGAGGCCATGAACCTCGGATCGCAGGCCACATCGGGAAAGTACCAGGAGATGATGCGATTCAATCCGGGGAAACGGATGACCACATTCCCGGCATATAACCCGTACACCCGCAAGGACTGTGCGGACTGTGACGGCAAAGGGGACGGGAATGAACTGTGCATGGCCTGCCGGATCATCCGGAAACAGGCCGGGAAAGGAGGCGGCAATGGCTGACAACGGTTCCGGAAAAACCATGAGGGAGCTGCGGGGACGGATAAACCGGTTCATCCGCCTTACGCTGAATGACATCAGGGTGGAAGCGAAGGAGGAGTTCGACATGAATTTCAAGCGCGAGGCCTTCTTCAACGAGAAATGGAAAAGGCGAAAAGGTGACACGGACGAAACCAGAGGTCTGCTCGTACAGTCCGGGACCCTCAGACGCAGCATACGCTCCCAAATAATGGAAGGAGGCAAGGGGGTGGAGATCACCTCGTCCGTGCCGTATGCGAAGATACATAACGAGGGGGGAAGCATCACCGTCACCCGCAGGATGAAAGGATATTTCTGGATAAAGTACAGGCAGGCCGTTGGACGTATAGCCCGGACAAAGGCCGGGAAGGCACGGAACGGCAGGAAAAACCGGCAGATATCCCGGGATGCGGAGTTCTACAAGGCCATGGCGCTTAAAAAGACAGGAAGCAGGATCATGATTCCCAGGCGTCAGTTCATCGGACGCCATCCGGATCTGGAGAAACTGCTGGATGAGATAGCCATGGAGAATTTGAAGAAAGTGTTCAACGATAACGATTAAAGTATGAGAAGTTTTTTCTATTTACAGCTCCAGGAACGCCTGGAACAGCTGCCGGACAGGCAAGGGGTGCCGGCAGTCAGGACCTATGACCTGTGGAACGAACAGGTCGACTTCATCGAGGAGGAGGAGCCTTTCGACATGCCCGCCGTGTTCCTTGAGTTCATGCCGTATAAATGGACGACGCTATCGGGTGCCGTACAGCAGGCGGCGGTTACAGTCAGGCTGCATGTCGTGACCCCCTGGAAAGGCTCGTCAAGGAAGGGAAGCCGATACCAGCAGCAGTCCCTGGAACGTTTCAGCCTGCTGGAGGAGATCAGCGCCTGCCTGCATGATTTCAAGGGGGACAACGGAAAGGTCAGCTTTGACATGTTCCGGCGTACCGCCAGCGACACAAACCATAATCATGCGGAGGTGGTGGAGGATGTGGAGGAATACACGTTCAGGGTGGTTGAGAGACTTTAGAAAAGCGTCATCTGCATCTCGCGCTGCCGGGCGATGACACGGTCGTCCGCGCTGGCCTTGATCATGTTGTAGAAAGTACGCTCACATATCCGGTATTTGGGCCAGATGTAACGGCGGAATATCTCACGGTTCGAAAGGCCGCTGCGGCTGTGCTCGTCATAAATGCGCACGACATCCGTAAGACGGAACACATAACTTCTTCCCGGAGTGTTTATCCTGGATTTCCTCATACCCTGAAACATTTGAACAATTTGAAAAAAAATTTTACCTGTATGACAAAGGTAGTGATTATGAAATAAATATGCAACAAAGGGAGGGTTAATAATAAAAAAGCCCTCAACGCTTCCGTTTAAATTACCACATAAAAACGAAGAATAGTACATAGATACTCGCACGCTGAGGGCCAAAGTCCTTGACGCGAGTATTTATGTACTATTTTTATGTGGTGCACAAAAGTAATAATAAAAATTGGAAGTTTATGTGCAAGAGCGAAATTTTCTTCAAACTTCTCGGCCTGACCGAGCGTGAAACGGAAGTGCCGAGGGAACGTATACTGGGCGACTTCAGGGACATGGAGTCCACGGACGCCAGATATGTGCTTGTCAGGCTGCTCTCGGAAGCCGGCCTGTATCCGGACCAGATAGCGGGGATGACCAACCGCACGGCACGGGGGATACGGCATCTGCTGGCCCGGAACATCACCTCGCCGATGATCGGAATATATCTGGAACAAATAAGGAAACACATCAGAACAGGACGCTCGACGGAGCGCGTGTAGTTGAGTATGTTTGCACCACGGTCGGATTAGTGACCGGAACTACAAAATACAAATACAACTATGAGTGAATCAAGAACTTTTGTGTTCCCCGAGAACGGGAACTCCGGAGGCGGCACCAACGGCATTCTGGCCATGCTTCCGGCGCTTATGCAACAGCGCGGTGTGGATCCGAACATCCTGGCGCTGATGGGAAACGGCAACAGCCGTAACGGCAACGGCTGGGGTGACGACCTGTTCGCCATCCTGCTTCTGTTCATCCTGATGGGATGGGGAGGCTTCGGCGGTTTTGGCGGCGCCCGTGGCGGAATGATGGGCAACGGACAGGGCGGCGTGGTCCCCTTCGTGCAGAACGACGCGAACACCGCCGTGATCATGCAGGCCGTACAACGCAACGGATACGACATCCAGAGCCTGGCCACTGCGTTGAACACCTCTTCCGATGCCGTACTGGCCGCCATAAACGGTCTTGGCATGCAGATATGCAACATCGGCAACCAGATGGGCATGAACACCAACCAGATCGTCACCGCGATCATGCAGGGCAACAATGCCATCCAGTCGCAGATCTGCCAGTGCTGCTGCCAGACAAACGAGAACATCACCAAAATGGGCTACGAGAACCAGCTGTCCGTCTGCAACCAGACAAACACCCTGGTGAACACGGCCAACCAGAACACGCTCGCATTGCGTGACGCAGGCACGGCCAACACCAACGCCATCATCAGCAAGCTGGACGCCATGCAGAACCAGGCGCTGCTTGACAAGATCGACACGTTGCGGGAAAGAAACAGCACGCTCGTCAACCAGCTCTCGCAGGAGCACCAGAACGCGTATTTCGCACAGGTGTCCGCACAGACCATCGCGCCTGTCAACGCCGCGCTGGGTGATCTGAGCGCCCGTCTGGCGAAGATTGAGTGCAACCAGCCCGAAGTGGCCAAGGTGCCGTACAGCCCGGTTGTGGGAATCCCCACCTGTGTGGCGGCCCAATATGGTCTTGGATACGGCTTCGGTTTCGGGGCGGGTAACGGTTTCTGGGGTTGACCCGGAGAAAGGAGGTAATCATGCCATTTCCTTTTCAATTCGTTAACAGACGCGGATCGGCCGCAATAGTCACATCCGGAGTGAATGTCACCGCCGACAATGTGGTGTTCTCCTTCCCGAACCATTCATTCGTGAATGCCTGGTACAGGGGAACCATCTACATTGACCTGGCGCAGGCCGTTCCCACAGGGACAACCGGGACGCTGCCGGTCCTGTTCGAGACAAACGGGGTGACACAGGCCGTGACCAAGTACAACGGGGAAGCGCTGACGGCGGCCGACATCCCCGGTACGGGAGTGTTCGAGTTCTGGTTCGACAGGACGACAAACACTCTGCAGATAATGACCGGAGTAGTTTAAGAACACGGAGGGAGGAATCCCTCCATTTAAAGAGAAACAATTATGCCTTTCCAGAATTTAAGAGTCAACAGCCAGTTTTACATACTCCATAAGGACGGGACGCCTTATGTGGAGGTCGGTGCCATTGCGGGAGTATCCAACCCGGTCCCGGACGGGACACAGCCGGTGATGTTCGGCCAGCCGATGAAGATGGTGGTGGACATCACCGTCAAGGTCGGCGAACAGACCGTCACGTTCCAGAAGATACCAGCGGGGGCGGACATCGCCGACGCGAATTTCCCCGGAGGCGGGAACATGGTCATATCCGGGTCAAGGGAGTCGATGAACTCCGAGGTGGCGGCCATGAGGAACAGGTCCGCGGAGATACTCAGGAGCATAGACCACCACCGTGCCATAGTGGACGCCTGCGGCAAGATGATGGAGATCCTGAATCCCGAGTTTGCCGAAAGGCAGAGACAGGAGGCGGAAAACAAGGCTCTCAGGGAGGAGATATCCGAGCTGAAGGCCATGATGGCCGAACTGCTTAAACCCGCGGAAAGGCCCAGTACGAACAATCCTAAAAAACAACAAGTATGATGATGATCGAGATAGAAGACAGCAAGGTCGAGAGAATGTCCGATTATGCTGAAAAAATGCTCAAGTATGGCGGCAAGCTCATGCAGTGCATTGAGGAACTCTCGGAAGGGAGCGGCATGGGACAACGCGACGACGGCTACGATGACTATGACGAGTATGACAACATGGGACAACGTGGCGGTTATGGAAACCGTGGCGGATACGGCGGAGGATACGGGAACCGTTATGGCGGCGGCTCGATGGGCCAGCGCCGCGGAGTGCCCGGAACAGGACGCTATTCAAGATACCGTTAGTTTAACCCACTGGGACGGAGGATTCCCCCCGTCCCGGCTAACAAGAAGACTATGAACAGGACAAAGGAACCTCTGGACATATATGATGACCGGCC